TTTCATCAATTCCTTGGTCGGCGGTGACATATCTTTGTAACCCTGTCCGAACTGCACCATCGTGAAGCCAAGTCCCTCCAGATTCTGTGACATCTGCACTGCACCCCAACGGTCAAAAGCAATTTCTTTGATATGGAATTTCTGCCCCAGTTCATCGATGAAGTTTTCGATAAAACCGTAGTGAACCACATTTCCCTCAGTGGTTTTCAGGTAGCCCTGCCGTTCCCATACATCATAAGGAACGTGGTCACGTCTTACTCTGAGGGGCAGTGTTTCCTCAGGCAACCAGAAGTAAGGAAGAATATAATAATGTTCATCATCTTCAGTAGGTGGAAAGACAAGTACAAAAGCTGTAATATCCGTTGTGCTGGAAAGGTCAAGACCACCATAACAAATACGACCTGCAAGCATCTCTTCATCAAAAGCGACCTTGCATTTGTCCCATTTTTCCATCGGCATCCAACGTACCGCCTGTTTTACCCATTGATTCAAACGGAGCTGTCGGAAAGCATTTTCTTCTCCGGGAGTTTCCTTTGCAGAATTACACGCAGCCACCACCTTATCCATTCCGATGGTCTTATCGAGTGACGGATTTGCTTTTTTCCAGACCTTCGGGTCTGTCCAGTCCTCCGATTCATCCGCACCATAAATGACAGGATAAAAAGTCGGGTCATGTTTTCTGCCTTCCAGAATGTCTTTCGCCTTTTGGTGTACTTCATAGCAGATTGAATTTGTGTCTGTGCCAGCAGTGGTAATCAGGAAATATAAAGGCTGCATTCTGGCATCGCCGGAACCTTTTGTCATAACATCAAACAGCTTTCGGTTCGGTTGCGTATGCAGTTCATCGAACACCACCCCGTGGATGTTGAAACCGTGCTTGGAATAGGCTTCTGCCGAAAGCACCTGATAGAAGCTGTTGGTCGGGATGTACACGATACGCTTTTGTGAGGTCAGAATTTTCACTCGTTTGGAAAGGGCAGGGCACATTCGCACCATATCCGCTGCTACGTCAAATACAATGGCAGCCTGTTGACGGTCGGCAGCACAGCCATACACCTCCGCACGTTCTTCACCATCACCGCAGGTGAGCAGCAGAGCAACCGCAGCGGCAAGTTCTGACTTACCATTTTTCTTCGGAATTTCAATGTAGGCAGTGTTGAATTGCCGATAGCCGTTCGGTTTCAGAATGCCGAACAAATCACGGATAATCTGTTCCTGCCAGTCCAGCAGTTCAAATTTCTTTCCAGCCCATGTGCCTTTGGTGTGGCTGAGGCATTCAATAAAAGAGACAGCATAGTCTGCCGCCTTTTTGTTATACTTGGAATCCTCCGCCATAAAACGGGTCGGTTTGAATTTTGCCATTGCATCACCTCCCTCAACAAAAAAGACCTGCCAAAAAGCAAGTCTGTATCATTTATTTTTATGCCCCGGTGGGCTTTTTTGTAATTGAGATTCTATTCCGTAGAGTAGACGGACGACATTACTGCCGCCGCCCCTCGACAGAACCGTACGTGCCCTATTAAGGCATACGGCTCTTCAAACAATCTTTACAGACCAATTCCAGATGTTCTTAGTTATCTTAGGCTTTGGAATGTGATAATCCCAAATCTTATTAAATTTTCCCCATCGCATATATGCTCGTTCACTTCTGCGATTCAGCATCTTGTGCGTGACATATTTTAAATATTCATAGAACTTTCGCATCTGCGTATAATTTCCATTCACGCCATAGTAATTGTAATGCCCTAACAGACTTACTCTGATTAACTTCATTGTTTCAGTCACATTCTTGTTGAGACGTGTTTTCAACCACTCTTTTGCTTTTTGCCGTTTCGCTTTCAATTTCTTCTTGCTGGTACGGATTCCGACACGATATTTTCCTTTCGCTGTATGCGTGTTAAAGAATGTAAATCCCAAAAAGTCAAACTCCTCTTTGTTTTCTGCAAATCTTCCGAATTTGAAAATTCTCGTCTTTTCCTCCGCAAGTTCCAGTGAAAACTTTGCAAGTCTTGGCTTTAATGCCGTCATAACTTTTTGTGCATCGTCCCAGTACTGGAACATAATGATAAAGTCATCTGCATATCTGACATAATAAATTTGTCCTCTAATATGCTTCTTTACTGCGGTTACCCACAAGTCAAGCACATAATGCAGATACACATTCGCTAGAATCGGGGATATTTGCCCACCCTGCGGTGTCCCCTTATCACTTTCATGATATTCTGTTCCTTCCATGATTCCCGCAATCAGAAACCGCTTTACATAACGCAGAAAATTTTTGTCATCAATATCATTTGCGAGAAACTTCATCATCCAGTCATGATTTACATTATCAAAGAATCCTCTGATGTCTGCTTCCAGCACATAATTAACCTTTCGGCACATTATCACTTGATTGATATATGCTACTGTGTCATGAGCACTGCGATTCGGGCGGAATCCCATGGAACAGTCAAGGAATCTTGGCTCGTATACCTGATTCAGTATATCTGCCATTGCTCCCTGTACAAGTCTGTCCTCATAAGCTGGTATTCCCAAAGGTCTCATTTTCCCATTGCCTTTGTCGATATAGGCTCTGCGTACTGGTAATGGTCGGTATTGTAACTTCTTCATTTCTTGTACCAGTTTACCAATATTTTCATTAACATGGGTTTCATACCTCTGTTTGTCCACCTTATCGATACCGGGGGCTTTATGCAGCTTTTGATGTCTATGCTGTGCCATAAGATTTTGTTCATTGACATTGTGCATCAGATTCTGCACTTTTGCGTATCGTCTGGATTGGCTGCTTATTCTCATTGAGTTCGTTTCCATCTGATTTGACCTCCTGTGTCACACATGTTTCTTCTTTGAGAACGATTATTTGCTGTCCCCTTCACTCCATCTGCTTTCACAGACTTCGCAGTTATTATGAGACAGTCCGACTTCTGACAGACCATCGGAATTTCTCCGCACTTTATGTACTTCAATTTTCCTACCTCAACTTAGGAATCCGTCAGACCTCCCAGGTATGCATAAGATACCTTGTATACTCGCCACGCCCTCGGACCCCGGTGGAATCAGCAGTTTCTCGCCTAACAAATCTGCTGATGCTGTCTGCTGCAACAATGACTGCATCGACTTCCGCTAACAACATAAATTACGGGGCTCTATAGCTTCACGCTTTCGCATTGCGGCTCTCATACTCCATTGCCTACGCTTAAATCTAACCTCACGGCTTCAACTCCAAGGCTATGTACTGACTGCTTGCTATGCTTTATCAGGTCGAGAATTTCACCCGACTATATCTTATGCACCGAACTGGCGCACCATTGTAACCATATTACCATACAAAAGCAAGGATAGCAAGCGGCTAAACAGACAGAAAAAACGTAGAAATTTCGCCGTTTTCTTGTGTAAGATACACCAATAGAAATTTTTCCGGTACGACCGCCAGAGCCTTTCGGCTCCGGCTTTTTTGTGTGGAATTTTGTTTGGTTTAGTTGTACTGCTTCAGCAGAATTGCAAGGGCGGTTTCAGTTTCCGCATCCGTCGGCGGTACATCCAAGCCACGGTCGAAGTTAAAAACCGTTTCAGCATTTCGCCGCAGTGTGATCTTGGAGGCTCTGCCTTCCTCGTAGCCGTAAATGGAAGGCTCCTCATAGTGTTTCACCCAGTAGTGAAATACGCTTGCTCCAACCCGAATCGTTCCTTCTGTCCACATTGTTTTTTCCTCCTGTTTTCGTTGTTTTTGCCTCTTGGCATGATGTATATTACCATAAACCAAAGGAGAAGTCAACGAAATTTCCGGCATATTCTGCACAAAGAGGAAGGCAGAAAATTGTGTATGATACCAACCAAAAAAGCAAGCCCCACGTTGCCCTGTGTGGGGCATTTGTGGAAAAGGGAAAACCACTTGGAGGAAACAAAACCACGCCGGACAAGGGCAACACAGCGGCTGTACGAGCCGCAGCCCCTTTCGGGGCTTTGGTCTTGGATTGTGGGTTTTGGGTTACCGTCCGGTCTGGCACTCCCATTCAAATTCGCAGGCATTTTCGTACTCCTCATCGAAAAGGGCATCGTCATCGATTTCCTTTTCCGTAAAGTCAATGCCGTCGATTTCCTCAAAGGTTGTTCCGTTTTCCTCCGCATCTGCCTTTGCAAGGCTTTCTGCGTTTTCCTCAACCCAGTCGGTGAATTCCGCATCGTCCATTCTGTACTCGTTTTCGATCTCCAGTTCGTATTCGTAGTCCTCATCCACCCAGGTGATGACCGCCTTTGTGATTTCGGTTCTTTCGTTCCAGTCCGTTCTGTTTGCCATTGCTCTTGCCTTTGCGATTCCGTATGCTACCATTGTGTTTTCCTCCGTTTTTTTGATTGTTTTCCCTTTCGGTAACTGTATATTACCATACCTTTCGGCGTATAGCAAGCGGCTAAAGTACCAGAATATACAGCTATATCCGAGCGAGGTATTTGTGTAATATACACCAAGGAAAAACGGAGTCGCCACGTTCGCACGTGTGGGCTTGCAGATGCAAAGCGATAGTTTTCCGCAGCACAAGCAAAAGCCCCACACGCCGAAACGTAGAGGCTTTTACGGGCAAATCGGTAGGCATTCAGTTTAGCCTTTCAACTCTTTTTCTGTCAAAATGCGGTAGTTTTTATCCTGCCAAAAGCTGACGGTCACGTAGTAGGAAACCTCGCATTCGGATTCGTAAAATTCGTCATTCTCCTCATCGTATTCCTCGTAGGATTCCGACTCGGTGAAGGCAGCCACATCTTGCTGTTCCAGTCCCTCGCCAAACCCATCTGCCCACTGTCCGGTCAAATAATTTTTCAACTGCTCCGTGTCGATTTCGTTCCAGTCATCGGTCACCGTGCAGATTGCAACGCCGTAAAGCTCATGGTT